CTGCTCCATTGTGATCAACATAAAAAGTAAAGTCAGCATCCATATATTGTCTTCTATATGGATGCTTTTCCGTAACTCCATGGTAATCACTTGTAATTTCATTGGTAACAAGAGAAGATCCTGGTAATGATGCTTCACAGCAAAGCAAAGATATATTTTCAACAGCAGTTGAAAACTCATATCCTCTTTCAGAAATCCAATCTCTTGACTTTTGGGTAGGATAAAACCAACACTGATAAAAAGAAGTTAATGCTGGTTTTTGAAATATATCTTTTAACCTATTTACCTGCGAAGCAGATTTAATTGGAGCAAGATTTGTATTCTTTGCCATTTATAAATATAAAAAGCTTTATATACTATGTATGCGAAGTAATGAAGGACAATATCATCAGGGAAAATTTCACCCAAGAAATCCTGAAAAGTATAAGGGTGATGTAAACAATATTGTATACAGATCTTCATGGGAATTAAAGTTCATGAGATACTGTGATAGAAAGGAAGATATACTTGAATGGGGAAGTGAGGAATTTTTCATACCATATTTCGATCCAACGACAGAAAGAGTTCGTAGATATTTTCCAGATTTCTATATGAAGATTAAAGAATCAAGTGGAAACATTGTTAGGTATATCGTTGAAGTAAAACCAAAAAAGCAAACGATTAAACCACAAAGAACCGTCAAAAAAAGAAATAAAACATATATTAATGAAGTGTTGACATATGAAAAAAACAAAGCAAAGTGGAAAGCAGCAGAACAATTTTGTGAAGACAGATTGATCAAGTTTATGATAATTACAGAAGATGAACTTGGTCTATAAATATAATTACGAATAACTAACAATCTAAACCCTCCTCATGGCTTGGACTGAAAACAAAGATTCATCTGGAAAAGTTACTTCATATAGTCAAAGAGTACCAGGAGGAACAAGTGATAATCCATTAACATTGAAAGCAACATTAGATGGATCACAAGAGATTGTAGATAGCACTGGAAAAGTAATTGCAACAAGAACTGCAGATCAGAAAGATTTTCAAGCAAAAGATAATAGCTGGAATCAAATCGATCAGAATACAAAAAATTCCATATCATCTACTGCAACAACTAATACTTATAAATTAGTGCAAGATAGAGGAACGTCAGAACAAAAAGAATCAATTAAACAAAAAGAGCAGTACAAATCTTCTGCAAATACTCTTGATGAACAAATAGAATCAGATCAAGGTTATAGAGCAACTGATGATGCATCAAGTGGAGTTGCTTCATTTTTTCCAGTTGGAAAAACTTTCAATGGAAGATTGCAGTATCCACTTCAAATGTCCGATCAGCAAGACAAGATTAAATTTACTGCTGTTGAAATTGAAAAGGGACAATTTACCGCTCCATCAGATGCTGGATCAGTAAGTAGTTTTTCAAGTCCAAATGTCACATATAAAAAAGTTGATAGTTCAATTTATATGGCCATACAAGGACCCATTAGTGATACGAATACTGCTCAATGGGGTGAAGGAAAATTATCTGCTATTGATGCTTACGTGTTTAATGCATCGAGAACTATGATGAGTAAAGAAGGTCAAGGTTCCAGTGATTTAATAGGAGATCTTTTTAAAAACTTAGATGCTGGTCAACAAGAACTTAAAGATTATCTTGCAGGGCAGGCAGCATCTATTCCCGATATTTTATCAAGAACAAAAACAAAAGTTTTAAACCCAAACCTTGAGTTACTTTTTCAAGGACCTCAATTAAGACCATTCCAATTTAGTTTTAAAATGAGTGCAAGAGATGAGGATGAAGCACTTGCAATCAAATACATTATTAAATATTTCAAGAGACATATGGCTGTAAGGAAAGATAATACTGCATTATTTTTAAAAGCACCTCATGTTTTTACAATTCAATATTTAAAAGGAAATGAATTACACCCATCAATGAATTTGATCAGTCCAGAACCATCAGGAGAAACAAAAGCTGCTGCATTAATTGCATGTTCAGTCAATTATACTCCTTTAGGAAACTATGCAACATATAATGATAGTGATGGAACTATGGTTTCTTATGAATTAACCATGCAATTTCAAGAAATTGAACCTCTTTATGATACAGATTATACCGAAGGATTCGGAAAAGATCACTTAATAGGTTACTAAAATGAGTAGGAACTATTTTCAACAAATCCCCGACTTTGAATATATCGTAAGAGGTCCTGATAAAATAGGAATATCTGATTATGTCAAAGTTAAGAACTTTTTCACAAGAGTTAAATTGAGAAATGATATTTACCAAGAGGTTACTTTCTTTGATAAGTATACAATTAAAGGCGATGACAGGCCAGACATTATAGCAAACCAAATTTATAAAGATCCAAATTTAGATTGGTTAATCTTACTATGTAACAATATTGTTGATTATTATTCAGAATGGCCTTTATCAGAAAGAAATTTTGAGAATTATTTGTTAGAAAAATATGGAAATTATGATGCTTTGTATGATGTACATCATTATGAGTCCCGTGAAGTTAAAGATACTGCTGGAAATATTTTAATTCCAGCAGGGACTGTGATTTCTGATAAATTCATTGATTTGGATAAAAAAATGGTAGTACAAGAACAAGTTGATGTTGATCCACTTGGAAATCCAATTTTTGAAAATATGATTGTAGATAATCCGAATTATTTAAAATTAAAATCATATTACTTTAATTTTTATGATCCAGATCTGGAGCAAGATGTTACATATACGGATGTCATAAAAGAAATAACAAACTATCAATATGAACTTAGACTGCAAGAAGAAAAGAGATTGATATACATCCTAAAACCAAAGTATTTAAATATAGTATTCAATGACATTGACGAATCACTTGAATACAAAACAGGTTCTGGCCAGTTTGTGACCAGAACCCTGAAGAGAGTATCTAATTTTGATGTTGATTAATCAATCATCAAGAAGACCTTGGAACTTACGAAGATAATCATCTTCGTCCTCATCTTCATCAGTTTGTTTTGCAGGAGCAACATCCTTACTCTTCTTGTAAGAATTCTCAAGTTCCCTCAGAACATCTTCCTCACTGGTTTTCTTAGGAGCATAAGATTCATACTCCTCTTCCTCTTCATGAGTGGATGACTTAGGAGCAACACGATTAATGCCAAGGACATAATTCATGCGCTTCTCAAGTTCCTCATAGGACTTGAACTGATCGGGAGCAAGAATAGCAGAAAGAGAATACTCCTTCTTCCAGATTGCTTCCATTGCTTCGTCATCTTCAAGAAGAGGACCAGCAGAATCAAACTCAGACTTATCATAGTTCCAGTAACCTTCAACCTTACGAATCTTCAGACGGAAGTTTGCACCACTCCAAAAATCAAAAGGATTGATGGGTTCTTCGTCTTCAAACTCTGGTTGCATTGCATTCAGGATCTTATCAAAGATCTTTTTGCCATACTTGAAGAGAAATACTTTGCCTTCATTCTGAGGATTTGCAGGATCCTTTACAACATAGATGTTGCTGTAGTAGGACAGTTTACGCTTTTGCTTACGAACTGTTTCCTGATCTTTAGGATCACCAGTATTCCAAAGACTGCGATTCAGTTTTGCAACGGGATCTTCTTTGCTAATTGTGGTGAGAGAATTTTCGATGTACCATCCACCAGGACCTTGGAATCCATGAGAGTACATCTTCACCCAAGGAAGATCTTCATCGGGAGGAGCAGGCAGGAATCGGATAACGGCAGAACCAACACCGTCCTTACCCATTGCAGGTTTCCAGAGACGATCATCAGTACCATTTCCACTATTCAGTTTTTCGACTTCTTTCACCAGTTTTTCGGTGAGAGAACCAAGAGAAGATTGCTTTTTGAGTTTAGAAAAATCAGACATGTGTTTTACGGATTGTTTGAGATTTGGCCTTTACGACGACTTTATCCTACCAGTGGCAGAAAAGGATGTCAAGCCCTTTTAGTTTAGAACATCTTTCATGACTTTAATCATGGATTCCATATTATTAAAAATCACACTAATATCTATATTTTCTTGCATACCCATCATGACTGCTTGCTTTTGAATTTTTTTCTTGAATTCAATTGCTTCTGGGTCATCAGAAAGAGATAATCTGGTGTATAAAATTCTTTGTTTATCGAGAAGTTTTTCAAGCAAACCAACATGGAATCTTTTTTCATCCCAAGTCATTGTCGGAAATTTAAAAATATTCTTATAGATGTCTTCCTGGAGAATCGTAATTTCAGTCATTTCTGCCCGTACAATTTCCGAATTGAAAAAACTCACTTGATGAACTCCTTGATTATTTTTTTATACTTATCCACATCAATATGTATGAAAGGAGAGTACTTTTCTATCTTCATAGAAGTAAACTCCCATATTGGGTCAATAAGATTCTTATCATAATTTGATTTGTATTTCAAAACCCTGTTGAGAATAACAAGTGTTTCTAATGAAACTTTACCAGATAGATAAAGTTTAATTATACGTGGATGCTTAGATCCGATGACCTTGAAATTGGAAACAAAATCACCATCGGAAAATATAATATCCAACTCTTCTTTGAAGATGTAGGTTAAAGATTGAAGTTTCTTTTGCCAGTTCTTATAGTTCTGCTCTCCATTCTTAATGATTTCTCCAATCCACAATGTTTGCGGATCATCACAAGATGCAAAATTGGCAACAAAAAAATTTTTAATTTCTTCTTCAGTTTTTGTTCTGGACATTTTTTCAAACCAGAACCTATCTTTTCGATTGTAAAAAGATTGCAACGAAGCTTTCACTTTACCATTGTATTTGTGAAAATCATATTTTTTCTGAGTAAAGTGATTCTTAATTGCAATATAAGTCCTATAACATTCTAATGGATTAAGATTCAAAATACCAATCGTGCTTTAGAGGTTTTCTTTAGAAAATTGAGATGAATTGCTTCACATTTAATCTTTTCTTTCAATGGCTTTGAAAGAAGTTTTGGAACGGATTCCAAATCAATTTTATTTCTGTCGCAGAAATAAATGATAGCATCAATGTAAGAAACTTTTTCTTCTTGAACAACACGTTCAATTTCTTGTGCGAACCTGGACGGACAATAAAATTTTTCTTGTAATACTTTTTTAAGTTCTTGCTTTACCTCTTTGTCCATGGTGTCTTTTATATTTAAATTTAAAAAGTTATCAAACACGCTCATAATCCATTACCTTATCATTAACAAATTTTTTAATATACTTAAGCAACAGATTAAAATATTTTTTCTTATCGTACTCTTCATAAACACGAAGTTCACCGTCTCGGCAACCCATGATAATAACAAATTTTTTAACAGAAAGACCTGTTAGTTCATGAAGCATACATGCATACGCACAACATTGGACGAAATAATCTTCAATCCATTTTCTTGGTTTTGGATACTTTGAGGTTTTGAAGTCAATTATTGCTAATTCTGGTATTCCATTATCTCCAGTATATTCTCCGATACAATCGGTGGTTCCAGCAATTCCAAGGGATGAGCTATAAAGAGAACCTTCAAGTGCGTGAATATTATTTATGTTATTCAGAGCAGGCACCATAATCTGAAAGAGCATTTCTGACATTGGAAGAACATCAGAATTGCAATCAAGATTTTTGAGATACTGTTCAGTAAGTGTATGAGCATCTGTCCCGATAGAAGTAGATTCTCTACAAATACGATTTGCTTCTGCTTCTCCTACCTTTTCTCTCCACTCAGCAAACTTTTCTTTATTATAATGGCTGGTGACTGAAGTGATCGACACCAGCCTTTGGAGATTTTCTTGCCCTGGGATTTTATAATATCGAATTCCATCTATAGTTTCCCTTTTAAGTTGGGGAAGATTCAAATCAACATGTGTAAACATTAAAGATCAAGCTCCGTTTTTTTAGTAAGGTATTCTTTAACAAGTCCAGATCTTACAATATCTTCAACTTCAAAATTAATCATTTCAAAAGAAGGCATTAACTGCAAGATTTTCATAAAATCATTTACTCCAGTTTTTTCATATTGCTTTGTGAGATCACTTTGTTTCGTATCTCCACAGAACATGATTTTAGAATTTTCACCGACTCTTGTAATTATACTATCAAGTTCATGAAAATTCAAGTTTTGGAATTCATCTACAATAATAATTGCACTGTCAAATGTCGTTCCACGAATGAAAGAAGTTGACCAAAAACTAATTGTTCCCTGTGTTTTCAAATTTGCATAGAGCATTTCCTCTGCTGCTTCATCAAATACATCGAACATCATTTTGACCATGTTCTTGTATGGTATTTGATAAAGATCTGCTTTATCATCATGAGTTCCTGGGAGAAAACCAATTTCTCTTGTTGGGACCAATGATCTAATCAAGTAAATTTTTTCGTAAGGAGATCTTTCATCCAATACATCACAAAGAGCATTATAAAGTGTGATGAATGTTTTTCCTGTTCCAGCAGCACCGTATGCTACAAGATTTTTATTCTCCTCATATGCATTAAACAATCGTTCTTGATTATCAGTTAAAGGGGAAATATCTTTTAAAAGGTCTAAGTTAATTGGTTTTTTTCTTCTAAGTTGTTTGGGAGTAAGTCCAACTCCAACTTGATTTTCTTGAGGTCCCCTTCTTTTTCTTGCCATAGAGTTTCTTACCTTCTAATTTGATTTTTTGATCCAGCAGATTTAGCACTTTTATCAAGAACTTCTTTCCAACCTGGATGTTTATTTTCAAGCTTGTCTCTCCACTCACCAACTTCTCCCGCAGAGGGACAAGTTGATGGATCAGACCAGTCCCGTGTCCATTCTGGGTTATCTTTTTTCCATTGATCCCAGTCATGGACACTCATTTCCACTTCTTTTTGTTCACCAGTTGTAGTGTGAATAACAGGGTATGTTGCCATTTTCTAACAATAATGTGTATCAGTATTTATTATGCGTATTCCACTCCAATGCTTCTGCAACATTGGGGAACTGGCCAGCAAAAATACATTGACATTCTTTAGCAATGTCCATATGTTCCTGCTGAGTTCCATTTGCAGAACGAAGTTGAATATAATGAATCCAAGAACGACAAGAACCAGTCATGTAAATTCGTGTGGGAGTTGCAAGAGGAAGAATGAATCGAGCACATTCTTTAGCAATGCCATCATTCAACATTTGCTTATACAGATCCATTCCTCGTTTGAAATAATCATGATTTAGCATTTCATATTTTTGAAGAATATAAGGATCTACATCATCGATACTATTCTGACGATTCTTGGTATCCTGACGACGAAGTTCAGGAACAGGAATATCCCCAAGTAAGGAGCTATCAGCATACCTCTGTGAGAACTCCTGGAAGGTAAAGGAACGATGCCTCAGGATCTGGGCAGCAATACCCCTGGTAGTGTTGATCTCAAGGGTCATAAAGGCATGTTCAAAGATGCTCCAGTGCTCATGCTTGATGCAGTACCGAAGCAATCCAGCAGCAGTATCAAAGTTGAGTTGATTGTTTGGGTTGCTGACACGGGCAATGAAAGAGATTACTTCTTGAGCATTCTGTTCAATCAGGTCTCCAGCACCCTGAGTAATAGCAATCAGTTTAGTATTCATTCGTCAATCTCCCAAGTTTCTTTTTCGGCTTTGCGAAGTTTTTTGAGTTCTTTCATCATATCTTTAATCTCCTGATATGCGGTTTCAGGAGACATTTTATCTGAGATTTCAAGTCCAACAATTAATTGAACTTTATCTCCAAATCGAGCAAGTGCTCTTTCAAATTCAGTAAGTGTTTCGTACATTTTTAATCCTCCTCGTAGTATTCAATGTCGTCATCAAGATCTGGTGGAAGAGAACCTTGAAAACTATTTAAATCTGTTCCAATTTCTTCTTTAAGCATTGAAATAAGAATTTCCATGTTTTCGATTACCCACGAAACCTTTTCGTTATCCATGAAATATATTTGTTCGACATATACATTTTACACAAAAAAAAGAGGGGAGTCAAGTCCCCTCATACATCATCCAAGAGTTGCCATATGATATTGAGCTTCTTGGAGTTTCTTTTCTTTTTCAATCTGTTTACGAATAATTGGCAACCAATTTGCTGCCATTTGTTCTTTACGGATTTCAGTGTCATAAGAGACACCACGATATGTTGCTTGAGACATTAGGTTTGCTCCTTTACTTGTTAGGGTATTGGTGCGTTCCTTCAGTCAACTTTTGCGTCTATTTTGCACTCTTTCGGGGATATTTGTTTCACCTCCCAAAGCAAATCATTTCGGATCTGTTTTGGCAGTGGATGTGCATTAACCCGAGAAACAATCAGTTGTGCTTGTAAACAAGTTAGGATGAATGCTTCCATAGATGAACGATCCGTTCCGAGTCGGCTTACTTCCGTTTGCTATTTGCGAATAGCAAATGAACGTAGAGGCATTATAGTCCTCAGTATTTATGTAGTCAAGTCGGTTTGTAACACTTGTTACAATTACCTTTCAATATAACTCAGTGTATGATTAGTTGCGTAGAGTTGTTGAATAATTATATCACATCCGATCTTTGGATTACAATCACCACAAGTATAAACATCTACTGCTGCCTTACCTTCCTCTGGCCAAGTATGAATGCTGATATGACTTTCAGACAACAAACAAATTACGGTAACTCCTTGTGGTTCAAACTTTTTTGAAATGGTCTGAACCACAGTGGCACCACTTGCAACTGCTGCATTTTCCAGTAAGTCAATAAGACAACTCTCATTATCTAAAAGAATGAATGAGCATCCATATAAGTTAAGTAAATAATGCTTGCCCATTATTCCACATTGTTCTCCATATATTCATTTATAAGTTCCTGTATAATATCTTCTCTTCCGTCGAGTTTATTTATTTCGTGCAGATTTGACTTCTTAAATTTCTTAAGTTTCTTATATTTTTTAATTAATTTAACAACTTCAGATTCATTAATAATTGCTTGAACATTACTAATTTTTTCCGGTTTATTTGAAAATCCTTTCATCTCTTTTTCTTACTATCTGGTGATTTATATCCCCAGAGTTTGGGGTTAATTTTGCCGTATCCCCATCCAATATCTTGAATGACTCCTGTTCCAAATTTATCATAATACAAATCAAATATCTTAACTCTTGAACCTCTACAAAGATCCATGTAGATTTTATCGTCTATTTTATATTTTATAATATAAGCATCCAATGGCCATGAAGGATCTTTCAACTGTTCCATGCTTGCTCTTTCAAGCAGAATGGTGCAACCATACTTAGGAGGTAAATTAGTTTTTTCTTCGGAAGACCATGATTCCATAGCAATATCTACCTCCAGGTTTGCATTCAAGATCGACCTCCCCAAGTAATTTCAGGATAAGCTTGAGATACAATCTCTCTCGTTATCTTATATTTATCCTGCAACCTCTTGTCTTTAACCAAAATCATAATCTGTGCTTCAAGGGGATGAAGTCCAGAAAGCATGTTAATAAACATGGTTTCCTTTCTCATCTGAGTAACCCGATTATTTCCACCCTTGCAATAGATATAAAAGTTCTGGTACTCATTGCGAATAGAAGTTTTATTCTTATCTTCTACAAAATCTTCAGTTCCATAATAACCACTGGTTTTTAAACCTTGATTTTTGGCTTTACTATCTACAAGATCACTGAGATTTCCACCAACAGAAGTTTGTTCATCTACACCAGCATAAGGAACATCTCCTTCTGGAAGAACTGAAATGACACTCTCATCAAAATTCATAATCAGAATAGTTAATAGAGCAGGGGTTTTATATGCTTGAAGTGTTTCTACTTTTTGTGCAACCGTTCTTTGTTTAGAAACTACTTCAAGAATCTCATGCATAAATGGATTTGGTTGTAACTTTGGTACAGACCATTCAATCTTCGTCTTCGTCTTCGTAGTCATAGTATTTTTCAGGGTAAAAATTTACAGCTAAGGTTTCATCTGGTAATATGTTTCCGTTTTCGTCAAGCATTTCTGGATGTATATTATAAGGTAATTTGAAAAATTTTTCGTTTAAAAAATCTTTTGCTATCCATCCTATAATTCCTCCAAGGAAAAAAAACATCAGTGTGAACATTATCGTAAATGTTACAATAAATGGCATCGTTTCCATGTTTTTTCCTCCAGCAGAGAGTTACTTTTTTTTGATGTTCAAACTGAAATCAAAATTTATTTGTATCTCTCTGTTAAGGAGAGATATCACTTTTCCAAAACTAAAAGAAAAAGTTTTGGGCTTAATGATTTCCCTCCTACTATTGTGACGTAACATTAACTCAAAACCACGATTTATATGTGGTTCTTTCTTATTTAGATTGTTTTTCTCACTTTGGGACATTTATTATTTTACTATTTCATTTTCTTTTAAATATTTTACAGTTTCTACACATCCACCCAATCGAACCTGATCATTTAAAATAACTTGAGGGAAAGATGTATTTTCACCAAATTCATTAAGAAAATCTTCCTTCGTAAAATTTTCATCCAAAAAATAAACAACATGTTCTAAATTAGAAATCTCCAATACTTTTTGGATTTTTTCGCAATAAGGACATCCTTTCTTTGAATAGACAGTGAATTTCATATCTTAAGGTTGAAAAAAATTTATTTATTTCATTTGCATTTTAACTCATTTGCTCGTTTTGTGCAAGCATATTCTCTCCACCACTGTAATGTTTCATGATAAGAAACATGATGATATTGATTTGTTTCTCCAGTCCTAACTCCCATAGCATCAATATAACTTGATGGGCATTGTTTTACATCTTCAACAAATAATGGACACACATAAACCTTTGTCAGATCTGAGTAAATTATAGTTTCAATCACAGGAATTCTAGCCCATTCTTCTCTTACTCCCAAATCTTTTCCAGAATAATTTAAATTAAATTCATTATTTGGATAGTATGTTTGAATTATTTTCTGTGCATGTTTTCTGCTTATCAAATAAATGCATCCAGACCAATCACACCAACATCTACTTCTAAGTCCTATAGAGAATGAATGAAAATTTTCTCTAAGTAAACATAATTGAACACAACCCCAATCTTCTGGAAGACTCTCAAAGAAATCTTTCCATGTAAAATTCCAATACTTGACGGTATCGAATCCCAAATCATCCTCACAAATTATAGTATATAATTCATCAGTTTCATTTAACCACTTTTTAATCGTTTTTAAATGAGAGGTTACTGGACCTCTACTTCCCATGCTCAATCTATGAAGCAAATCTGAATTTATTATATGTTCATTATCATCATATTTTTTATAGATATGCGGGGTGACATTAGTGATTCCATGCTTTTCAAATTTTTCATAAAGCAAATCTCTTCTATCTTTAGTTTCTTCAATACTGATGAAATTTACTGATGGAAATCCTTCAAATTTTTGCTTATCATCATAAGGAACTCTATACACATAACATAGATCTTCAGTGTAAATCCCACTCAGAGTTTCATTAACTGCTTGCTTTATTCCAGGAAACCAATCATACATTCCATCTGGATAGTAATCATGACCAGCTAAAATTCCACCAGGCTTTACTTTTGGTAACCAATTTTGAATATCTTTTTTCGCATTTTCATAATCTTCAGATGCATCTAAAAATACAAAATCTAAAGATTTATCTTTAAATTTTTTATACGTATCCTCAGAACTAATCCTCAATGGAAAATAAGTTTTTTCAACAGGTTTCATATTATTCAAAAACTTCTTGTAAATTTCAGAATCTTCCCAAGTATCTACACAATAAAAATCAATGTCTTTTTTTGAATTTGCTATTTCAACAGCAAGATATGATGTAGATCTTCCTTTCCAACAACCAACCTCTACAAATTTACTTCCACTTGGAAACTCTTTGACCACTTTAGAATATAAATTCTGATATGAAAACCAATTCTCATCAAATAAATTATCATTTGACCAATAATGATCTATTTTAATATCATTCTCTACATTGTTAGATATCCTTTCTTCATTCAAAGCATCTGATATTTT